GTAGTGGCTCAATGGTTTGAAGCCGGTACTCGAAACGGGGTCAGCAACCCTGAATGGAAGGACCAAGTTGATGACGGCGTTTCTGCCACGACCCCTTTTGTGGGTACGAAGCAGACCGCCGAAGTCAATGGTGCTAACTCCAAGGTTGTTGTCGGATGGTTTGATCCTGGTTCTGGTCAACTATTGCGGAAAACATACACAGAGGAGGAGAATTTTCCCGCTCCCCTCGCACCTTTTGTATCCCCTTCGGGAGTAGGTGCCATCGAGGCAAACAACGCAGCTATCCAAAAGTTTATCAAGCACGCCACCGACGCGCAAAGGTCTTTACAGGCCCTAGTCGTTGGTGGTGAGCTTGCTGAAACTTTAAGGATGATTAGACATCCCGCACAAGCCTTGTGGAATGGCGTCTTTTCCTATCACTCCGCTGTGAAGCGGAAGTTGAAGAAGAGAGGCGCCAGACGCGATAAGGTAGTGTCGGAGACGTGGTTGGAGTACTCCTTCGGATGGAGACCCTTAGTGAGTGACGTTCTCAGTGGCGCTGAAGCGTTGGCGAAACTTAATAATTACCGACCTGAACACCAAGTTGTGTCTGGGTCTGGTGATTATGGTTCCGTTATAAGCGACACCGTTGCTGAGAATGCCATGAGCTATGGGCCCATTCAGAGGGGTGTACGTTACCTTGTAACCGAGCAGACTAAGGTTCGGATCAAAGGATCCGTATGGGTGAACTCTAACGAGTCTCACGCAAATCCTAATCTTCGGCTATTTGGTATATCGTGGTCGGATGTAGTACCGGCCGCGTGGGAATTAATTCCCTATTCCTTCCTCGTCGACTACTTTTCTAATGTGGGAGCTATCCTAGATGCCATGTGCTTCCCCTCGTCAGCTCTTCGTTGGGCCTGTCAGACCACACAGCATCAGACATGGGCGCGAAATACGTCCATATCTGGCGGTGTAGCTGACCTAGGAACCAACCCGAGTTGGCGTAGGGAGTACTTGGAGTCTAGTGTTGGCACTGCGGAGTCGGTTACTAATGTGAAGACGGTCGTGCGGACATCTTTATCAGCTGGAGATCTCATTCCGAGTTTCCAGTTTAAGATTCCGCTCGTGAACTCGCAATGGATTAACCTTGCGGCGTTAGCCCATCTTCGCACGTAACCTTTTACCTTAACCATCAATGGAGTATTATACTCATGACTTGGTCTCCTTCAACCCCTGTTACAGGTGGTGCACAGACTGGCTTCACTTCTCCTACGTATACTCTTACGCAGGACGTGGCGCCTGATGTGAACGGCAAACAGCACGCGGTGACCGCTCTTGGCGGTACGCAGACTGGTGTCCGTACTCACTCTGTGTCGGATCCTTTCACCGTTACGTGGAGTCGACCGAAGAACCCTCGGGTCCTTCCGTCGCCTGTCGCGTCAACGGGGAAATATGGTCCAATCCCTCGCAACGTTCATACCCTTATCGTTCGAAAGGGTGTGAATTTCGCAGCTAACAACGCGCCTGACCTGTTCCTGATGCGCTTAGAAATGAGCGTACCGGCCGGGTCGGATGCGTATGATTCTGCGAACATTCGCGCGGCGATGAGCCTCTTGGCCGGAATTCTGTCTCAACAGAGTTCTGGCGCTGGAGATTCCCTTGCTACAGGAATTATCTAAATCCCTGAAGTGCGGGAGTACAGGTCGGACGACCTGTGCTTTCATCTTAGGCTTTGTGGTTGGAATAGGGCTCCGGTTTTTGGCCGGTTGCTCACATCCGACGGCTTAGCCTTACCGTTGTTTATTTTCACCTTAGTGAGGTAATTTATGGATACCTGGTACCTGGCAAAAATGCCTTATAACTTAAAGCCCGTTATCAACGAGGCTTGGCGTAATGGTGCTTCAGTGTCCCGTGAGGGACGCCTTCGCGACATTGCGTCGGCCCGATTGGTTTCGATGCATGAGTATCTGGCATTCCGACAGGATACCGGCTACTTCTGGGTTAGAGCGGACCGAGGCGCTTTCTCTCCCTTTCGGGAGATTGATAGCGTCGTCGGTGATCACTTTAACCTTGGGTTGGTCGTACTAAATACGGCTGACCCATGGAGTAGGAGAGGAAGGTTCGGAAGCTGCGAAGTTTCCGGACTAACTTTTCTCGGTACCCGTCAACGGCATCGCGCGTGAGTAGTGTGCGCTATGGGATTAACACCTGACGCTCTTTACTCATGTCTGCGTGCTGATTTAGCGACTTTGGTAGGTGAGGATGATGTTCGATTCTTCGAAAGTAATCCTATCTACCCGGACGCGAGACCATTTGAGGCAGCCTGCTCTTCACTGTTGAGGTCGTTTCTCAAGAAATATGAGATTCAGAACTCTCAGGCGCAAGATAGGGCCGCTGCATTAAAGTTTATGGGGATCAATGATCGCTGTAAACTATGGTCGCTGCAACTTGCCAACAGTAGAGAGGAAGCGTTGTACGGCGAATTTAAACGCGCCGTATATAACTTCTTCACTATCAACGGCCAAGACCTAGATATTGACTACCGAGCCGCTCTCGACGAAGGTCGATGCGGCCCAGGTTCCAGTATCATGGCATTGGGGGGTGACAGTTATACCAAACTGTTTGCTTCTCCAATAAGTTGTACTAATCGCACTCTATACACTTGGTATAGACGCTACATTTCGAACCTTCCAGAATGGCATAATGCGGAACTTTTCCGCTCTATGCAATACGGTGAGGCGAATGTAGTCGCAGGCAATCGTTTAAGCTTTGTGCCAAAGGATCAGCAAGTCTCCCGGAGTATCTGCACCGAACCGAGTCTGAATATGTTTTATCAGCTCGGCGTAGGTCGGATACTTGAGAAGCGTCTGTCCAACCATTTCGGAATCGAGATGGATAAACAGCCCTTCAAAAACCGGAAGCTCGCCAGAAACGGAAGCATTGGCTTTGGGTATGTCACCATTGACTTATCCTCTGCCAGTGATTCTATGTCATTGAAGATGTTACGAGAGTGCATCCCGCGCGGCGTTATGAACCGCTTAGAGATGTATCGATCGGTCCTCTCTGACATTCCGTATTATGGCGAACAAGAGCTCCATATGGTGTCTACGATGGGGAACGGTTTTACGTTTCCTCTCCAGACAGCATTGTTCTCTTGTGTTGTCAGGGCTGCCTTTCGGATGAATGGTGTTGAATCCATTAATCCGCGGGGCACGCACTCTGGAAACTGGGGTGTTTTCGGGGATGATATCATCTGCCCGCAAGAAATCGCGGGAGATGTACTTCGTCTCCTGAACATCCTAGGATTCAGTGTTAACCCAGACAAGACCTTCTTAGAGGGTCCGTTCCGCGAATCCTGCGGTCATGACTACTTTCGTGGTCGTAACATAAGAGGTGTGTACGTCAAACGTCTGCACCTCAAGCAGGACCGCTTTGCGGTGATTAACCAGCTGAACCTCTTTACAACAAGGACCGGCGTTTATCTACCGAAAACAGTGCAAGCCTTGGTACGTACTGTACCTTGGACTGTAGTGCCTCGGTGGGAGAACGACGATTCTGGTATCAAGGTTCCGTTCTCGATGGCTCGTCATTTACCCATTGACCGCGACACACAAAGTACTATGTACTGGTGCTATCGCGCTCGCGGGGTTAAATTGCGTGTCCTAGAGGACCGAATTACGGTACCTAAAGGAGAAAAGCTGAGAATCTATAACCCGT